ATACAGCCAATCTTTGTTTCATACCCTGTATTTCTTTCACTAAAACACCTATCAATCCATTATAGTGTACTCGTTGATATTCAGCCCCGTCTTTTGCACCATTGACTAAATCGGGATATACTTCTTGCAATTCATGGGCAAGCAATCCAAATTCGTGATTACAACAACTTTCACAGACCTAAATCATAAATTTCTGCACATACACGTTTCACACGTTCATGTAATTCGGTGATTCGCCCAATATGTTTCTGGTCTACATAATCCAATATAAAATAATTGTTCTGGAATTCTGCTCGTAAAATCGTGTCTAAATCACATCCAACCAACGTCCTCAAATACGTATCATGCAAGAAAATATGTATATTATCACCAAGATAATCACTCCACGTCAATACATAAGTCAACCAATTATCATGGTCCATGGGTGGTGGACTGGTTTGATTCGTGTATTTATATTGATTCATTTGAATAAATCCAGTGACTGAGTCATCGTTTTCATCTTCGCGATAATGATACAATGGATGTTCTATCGTAGCATATATCCATTCGGGCGATTTCCTTCTTAAATATTCTCCAAAAAGCACATCACAACACCGGTCGTCTAAAACACCCATTACTGGTTCAACAACATTAAAAAAATGCGTCAATAAATCCATTCGTATACAATAACACCAATATTCGTGGCGTTTTGTATGATGGGTAGGTTGTGCAATATTTTCATACAGCCCAGCGAATTTCAATGTCGGTATTGTATCGTCGCGACCTGCATTTACCAACTCAATCTGGGTTTGCATTGATACGATTGTTTGCATAAATTGTTGGGTTCGTTCAGGGTGATACGTGTCATCGTCATCGCAAAACATAACCCAATTATGATGTCGGTGGATTTCTTCGTGAATCAAGAAATAATGACGCATTTGTGCTGTTTTTTGTTCACGGACACGGATATTTAGGTATTCGGTCTGTATTGCGTCCGTGTGTATCTGGTTTAGAGTTTCTTCACGAATTTCGGTGGTTGCGAAAGAGATTGACAAATAAATTGGTATAGGCGATGATTGAGATATCAATGACCGTAAACATTCTTGTAAATAGGGTATACGGTTTCTATTTGAGATATGTGATGCGATTGCAATACAGAAAGAAGATTGCATTTGATTACATTACATACTATTTTGATTTAATATTGTTTTGGATACAAATATAAAAAGTTTGTCTTCATAATATATAATCTATCCGTTTTATAAATACATAATGAGTTTTGCACAAAATAAACAGAAAGTACAACAACGAGGTCACGCGTATCCACTGACAATATCCGCGGCCGAAGAACAATATAACCAACAAGAACAATATAACAAACTAAGAACAAACACAACGGTTAAGCAAGAGTCCTTGATCAAAGAACAAGTTACCCTAATCTTAACCCAAAAAAATACATCTACCGAAAATCATGAATATATTATTGCAATATTTAATGAAAACGAACCGAATATTGCTTTATTTATTAAAAGTGCTAAGCCTTATACATTATCTCCTACAAATGCCGATAATATTAATATAAAAGGGGAAAAGATGGTATTTTTTATGGGTGATGACCGTGTTACTGAATATGACCAAATAAGTCAGTTTTTTACTACTTCCAAAAAATTCATAATGATGCGTATGCATGATATAGATGAAAAGTATTATGGTTTATATTCAAAACAGTATGTTGAATGTACAGATATCTCGTTTGATGATAAAATTTCTGCTCCCAAACTTATTTTGAACTACACATTAAATACAGGTATTTTAACAAATTTAGATATAGATAAACAAATTAACACAGAATCAACCAAATTACAAACATTGGTTAAAAACCGATATAGAACGGTTATAATAGAAAATCGCCAACAAGAAACCAATGCAAATTCTTTACCAAAACTTATAACAACTTTTCGTAAATATATAGAATATTTGTATAAAATACCATTTATGTTTAAACTCAATGCATTAACCGTTGATAATATTAAAAAATTATATGAAATGCACATTCAGTGTCCAACGGGTTGTGAAACCCAAACACAGAAAACTGGTAACGAAATATTAAAAGAACTCATTGAATTTTCGTATATTACGTTAGATAACCCAAACATTTCCGAATTATTTACTGTTGAATTAGACCGTCTAAAATATGAATCACATATAGGTATAGATACCACTATATATAAGGGGTTTAATGCTAATGATAACAGTTATATTCATGTTTTACATTTTATTGATTTAATAGAAGCTGTATGGAAAACTCAACTGGATATTACAGGTAATAATAGAAAATCTACTTTGTTTAATTCATTCTTATCTATGGTTGTAAAAATTATTTTAAATCACAATAAAAAAATACAGAGGGTATATGATAAGTTAACAAGTATTGATAAATATAGAGATGATAAAAGTATACCTCTACGAATTTATGTAGACAATTTACTCAAGGAACAAAACAGTAAAGATATAATTACCTATTTGAAAATAAATAATACAGACGCAGATTTTACAAAATATAATCAACGTTATTGTATTCATTTAAATCAAGTAATTCAATCCACAGGTGATGGTAGAGAGCAGTTTGCAACAAGTATGTTATTAAATTATATTGATACACATAATTTTCCTTATTATACTAACGCTGAGAATGGTGTAATACCAAGTGAAGAATTAAAAAAACATGCTTTAACTGGTTCAGAATACATTGGTATGGACTTAAAAAAAAGTGAAACCGATTTTTATATTAAAAAATATAATAATAAATATATTTTTGGTCATTATAATAGAATATTTCCATTAAACCAAATTACAGATAGTGAAAATAGTCAAAATAGTCAAAATAGCGAAATAGCGAAACAAATGCCAGAAATTATTGAACAAATGTGTGTAAACAAAAAACCAGTATTTATGTTAGGTTATGGTGCATCAGGGTCGGGTAAAACCAGTTCATTGATTCATTTACATAAAAAAGATGGTTCATCTGAGAATGGAGTAGTCGTACATTTATGTGAACAAATTGTTACAAACAAAATCAAGGGAGTCGAACCGAAAAACGTAGTAGTCAATATTTATGAATTTTTTAAAGATGATGAAAGTATACAGACAGAAGAACACAAAAATATAATATTTGAAGTACAAAACATAAACGATAAAATATCTTTTGTTGCAAGGGTAAGAGAAGGAATAATGAAAGATTATAATCATCCAGATAGTGTAAAGTTATCAACTAATAATGATGAAAAAACATATCCTCTATATCAAAAGGAATTGGGTGAAGTGTTAAAAGAATTAGTTGATGTAGACAGATTGGTAAGAGCAACTCCTAATAATCGTAAAAGTTCTCGTAGTCACGCATTAATATGTATTCATTTTTATAAAGGAAACGAAATAAGCAAAAAAGATAACTATTTGAACAGTTTAATCATAGGTGACCTTGCTGGAAAAGAAAATGAATTTAAATGTGGAGATATAAATACTATTCTCACATTTTTAAATGAACAAATTAAAGATAATTCACCGAATGCAAATAAACCATTTTATAGTGTATTAGAAAGTATTAAACCACAAGAGAATGATACGGACGCTGAATATCGTATCGGTGATAATAAACCAGTATTTACATTTTCAAAACCATTTGAGTCTGGACATTTTGTCTATTCTTCAAGCAATGATACAACCAGACAAGATATTGATATGAAATATATTGTAAAGACCTGTTTAATTAATAGAAAGATTATTCAAAATAATGATACAATTGATGATAATAAAATATATGAGTACATAACTAAAGATGAACATAATAATAAAATTACGGATAAACTATCATTCACAAATTTTATTGATACAATAATTAAACAAAGTGTATTTCAACCACAAGAAGTAAAAGTTAAAGAAAATATTACAGAATTATGTAATGCTTATTATTCATCCACCCATGCCCATTATGGCAACGACTTTGAAGCCAAAGACGACGAAGAAGACAAAGACGAAGACGAAGACGAAGAATACAAACCTTTTTCTATAGGTGACGTACTTTATTTGTCATTATTCAAAGATGAAATATTTGATAAAATGAATGAAATATGTGATTTTAATAGATCCAAATATGTTTTAAAAAATGGAATAACCGATCCAAACAAAAAAACTGTCTTATTTGATATGTTAGATGGTCAATGTAAATTAATATGGAATAATATTAAATACAATAAAAAACCACCTCTTATACTAAAACCAAAGCCAGCCAGCAGTAATAGAGAACATAATGAATACATTAATGTATCCATATATCAATTAGTAACATACCATTTAATGTATATATTTGAACGTATTAATGAGTTAACCAAAAATACTCTCAGCGTAATATTAAAAAAGAAAGATGATAAACCACCCCGTTATGACAATCTAAACAATATCTCAACTAAAATTCCGTATAAAACCGCAATAGATATTATATTTACATTATATTACAAGATAAGAGATAAATCTGCTATTAAACAACCAGATTTTGATGACAGTGAAGATGCAATACAATATTTGGTTAATTTTGGGTTTTTGAGATCATCTGACAATACTGGAGTAACTGCACCTACAGAAGAACCCACTACTTTAAATCCTCAAGAATTGTTAAAAATAATGATTAAAAGATTTGTATTTTATGATAATGTTTACAATGATGTTAGTGATTATGATAGATTATTTACAGAATTAGGTACTCAACCCGGAAACAAACATTATAGACCCTACATAGAATTCATGCGTAATATACCAAACCAAACCAATGGAGGAGGAGGAGGAGGAGCTGTATATAACAGTGCATTGTTTCCTAATGTAGAATTAAAACATAACAAAGGTCTTAGACTTAATCCCATTGCCGCGAGTAATACAGCCACGTTTACGTATAATGCAAATAATAATGAAATGTTACTGGACCCAGAATTTACAAGTATTATACTCCAAACCACCGAAGCAAGAGATACCAACACGGAAAAAATCAAATTTTTTTATGACGTTCATAAAAATAAATTTCACGAAAAACTTAACAAATATAAACTATCGCTTTATCCTCCTGAAAATAGCCCTTATCTTTATTGGTATAAAAATACAGAGGACGGACTCACTAATATGGTAAATGATATTTTTAGCTATTTTGATAAAAAACAAGATTCATCTAAGAAACCTATAGATGAAGGAACCATATTTAACTTGGTAATTATTGCTGAATATCATGATGCCAAGGTTGTTCCTATCTATAAAAATTTTACTATACCGAAATTGTGTGAATTTTTATATAAGAAATATTTAACAATATTACAAAAATATTCTGATGAACGAAATTATACAAGAAAAATAGATTTATTTCAAGATATTTTTGATTCTATGAAGAATTCCAAGCGAACTCCATTCAATCGTTATATTACATTTTTTAAAAAAGTGGATTATATAATAAATGAAACAATTGAACGTATTCGTTACGGGAAAAAAATATGTGATGAGAGGTTAATTGAAGGAAATTACATTAACAGTTCACTTGATACAATGCGAAATACAATCAAATACATTCTTACACAAAAACATATATCAAGTCAGGCACTATTTTCTTCACCGTCATTTGTAGACCAATGTTTAAAATCATATTGTCCAACGGGTGTTAATTGTTTTGATACACAACCAGATATAACATATAAGCCAGACGATGATTTATTATTTAAACAAATTAAAGCCGACCTTATATCGGTAACAACCCCTGCAAAACAAGCTGACTTTTATAAAGATATAGTACTCTGTATATTCGGTGTATTTAATATTTCTCGTTTAGCAGACAATCCACCCAAAGTACCCTATATTGATATTAATAATTTAAAACGGTTGTTTAATAGTCAAAACAAATCTATACAAATTGTGGTATCAACAGAATTAACAAAAATACAAGGTTTACTTACACAAATACCATTAATCTCTTTAGAACACATTAGCAAAGACATTACCAAATATTTGAATACAAAAGAAGCTAACGATACAAAAAAAATGAATCTAACAAAAATAATTAAAGAGATTGATTTACACAATGCATCCAGCTCGATTGGTACATTAGAAACTTTAAATACAATAGCTATGTTAGGTGACGTTGATACATTGTGTGATGATAAAAGTATTTATAGTCCTCAACTTAAAACGGACCTGTATCCTTATGGCCATGAATTCAACAAAAAACATAATTGTCCAGTACCATCAAAATAATAACACCAATTATGTCATTTTAGTCAAATTGTTAATAATATATTTCTAATAGGTAATCGATAAACTATGCAAATAATTATATCTACATTTTATAAATACATATAATTATTTATAATGGATATCGATGAAATACAAAACAAAATAGACAAAATATATGACGAATTTGTTAAAAGTCAAAATCCAATAAACGAAGAAGAAGCAAAAGAAGAAGAAAAAGAAGAAGCAAAAGAAGAAGAAAAAGAAGAAGCAAAAGAAGAAGAAAAAGAAGAAGCAAAAGAAGAAGAAAAAGAAGAAGCAAAAGAAAAAGAAGAAGCAAAAGAAGAAGCAAAAGAAGAAGAAAAAGAAGAAGCAAATGCAGCAGTAACAGTACCAATAACAGGAAAAGAAGAAGCAAATGCAGCAGTAACAGTACCAATAACAGGAAAAGAAGAAGCAAAAGAAGAAGCAAAAGCAGCAAAAGAAGAAGAAGCAAAAGCAGCAAAAGCATCAGCAAAAATAGTAGAAGAAGCAAAAGCAGCAGCAAAAATAGTAGAAGAAGCAAAAGCAGCAGCAAAAATAGTAGAAGAAGCAAAAGCAAAAGCAGTAAAATTAGTAGAAAAAGCAAACGCAGAAGCAGCAAAAGAAGAAGCAGAAAAAATAAAAAATAATATAAATAATGCAATCATGGCCGCTGCAGCTGTATCTCAACAACAACCATTCGCACCAGAAGTAGAAGCAGAAACAGCACCAGAAGCAGAAGCAGAAGAAGCACCAGAAGCAGAAGCAGAAGAAGCACCAGAAACAGATAACGCAAATAACGCAATCATGGCAGCTGCCGCTACAGCTGTTTATCAACAACAACATTTGGCTAAAACATCAGTAGCAGATGCAGTAGAAGCAGCAAAATATGCAGTAGAAGCAGCAAATATAATAAAAAAGGCATCACACATTATAATCCAAAAAACCATTAACACAAATAATGATGAATTATTAGCAGCAGCAGCCGCAATAGCATCAGACCCTCCTACCCAAAGTAAAATCAATCAACAAATAATCGCAACTGCAGCAGCTGTAGCTTATGCAAAAACAAATGGTAATGGTAATGGTAGTGTTAGTGGTAATGGTAGTATTAATGGTAGTGATAATGGTAGGGATAATGATAGTGGTAAGAGTAGTATTAATGGTGATAGTGGTAATGGTAGTATTAATGGTAGTAGTAGCGGTGATAATAAGATTGATAATAAGAGTAGTAGTGATACTTCAACCCAAACGACATCTCAAACATTAGATGAGGCCAAGACAGTATTTAAAGAACGAATTCAACATTTGTGTGAAAATAATGAACCCAAAATAGAAGCAGATGCAGATGACATACAAATTACTCATATTGCCGATGAAACAACCACTGATAGTTTTGGACAAGAGAATACAAAATATGTTTTGTTAGCAAAAATAACGTCAAATGGTCAGGAGGACAGTCCTGAGAAGAAATACTATGTATATAATGACAGCAACTTTTTTGCCGATGGTTTTCAAATAGGTGTAACAAAACCAGAAACACCAATTACAGAAGAAAAAGAAAAAGACAAAGACAATAAAGAAGAAAAAGACAATAAAGAAGACAAAGACAATAAAGAAGAAAAAGACAATAAAGAAGAAAAACCGGAAGAAGACCCTATAAAAGCGGCGGCCGCACTGGCAGCGAGTTTACAAGGTGCAAATGTGAATGATGATGATGACGGTGTAAGCGCGGCGGCCGCACTGGCAGCGAGTTTACAAGGTGTAAATGTGATTGTGAATGATGATGACGGTGTAAGCGCAGCGGCCGCAATAGCAGCGAGTTTACAAGGTACAAATACAGATGACGATGCCATAATAGCAGCAGCTACAGTGGCAGCAAATTTACAAGGTACAAACACAGACGCCGCATCTATAACAGCAGCGGCGGCCGCAATAGCAGCTGCATAATAATAATAATAACTATATTCAATCCTATCTATCAAATTATCTATTTTTATGTAATTGAATAAAAATTACATAAAAACACCTTTCAAATATATAACAATAATATTACTAATCCAATGTCATCAAGATTTGTTATGGCGAACATACAAATGCCAATTGAAATAAAACCCGATAATACAATAGTGCCGTTACAACAATTCTCAAATGTGCATGTTGTTTCTATCATATCTTCTATAAATGATGTACATGTTGACCGTTCATTGCCTGATATTATTACACAATCAAATGCAATGTTTGGAAAACAAAAAATATCAGTACCAGAACAAATGCAAGCACCTGAAAATAAATCTTGCGATGACCCAGACCCTACTACAGAACCACCTGTTGTACATGTTCCACAATTATGGATTCGTCCAGATGAGTTGCGTAAAACACCTCTCCCGTTCAAAAAAAACAGTTCATTCAAAAATCATAGCAAGTACAAACACCGTAGCACTGCAAAAAACCGCGAATTATGCTAAATCTAATTCAATGGATATGGGCGTTGGTTCTTCTCTACCACGAGCGGTTCTGGTAGAAACACTGGTAATTTATCCATAACAGATAAAGTGGAAATGGATTGAAATTGTGGGGTTACTGGTTTTTGGGGGGTGACTAAATTGGTAGAACCGATGCCACGAAGTTGTGATTCTACATCACAATAATTACCACAAAGATGGGTTCTGGCATTTGATGCGGGTAACAATCCATTGCCTGGTAAATGGTTGGTATGTGCTTCACCCGCGGCAGAATGTAAATAAGTGCGATAATCGCCTATATGTTGATTCATTTTTTGCTCAAGTACATAATTACCTGGTGTATTTTTATTGGAAGTAGATGTCATAAATAATATATACACTACCCGTATACATTATTTTGTAGATAACACGAAATTTACTGTGTCTAAATTAATTCAACATGTTCATCAATTCGCTATATTCTGGTGTTTCTTCGGTGAGGGCGTCTGGATTATTTAAGAAAATACAAATACATTTATGAAAAAATGGCATATAATCGTAAGCATACAATATGGCAACCCCTATCTCATGGTCCCTTGACAAAAATCGTGCTGCCGCCATTTCATATAAACGTTGAAAAATCGGTAAATGTTTGGTTTGATTGCGAATATATTGCATCATAAGTCCAGCGGATTCGTCGTCATACTCTATTTCATCACGTGTTTCCTTGTCAAACTCATCGCCTAATTCTTCTTCCAATTGTCTTACCGTATCTGGATAATTCTCAGGAATCATTTTAAATATTTCACGTAAACATTGTCTGTATCCGGTGTTTGTTGTATATTTTGGAATAATCAAATCTTTTGGATACATAGTACTATGATAATATGCACGATATATTTATATTCATTGGAATGAATATAAATTACAATTTGTTATGATGAAGTTTATTTTATATTGTTAAGTGTTTATTTTTTACTACGGCGAGAACCTTTTCCTTTGCGACCTCTTTTGACGGATTTACGGCATTTTTTGGCGGATTTGCGACCCTTTCTTGTTGATTTACGACCCTTTTTGGAAGATTTACGTCTTTTTCCACCACCAGATGTGCCAGCAAGTGTGCCAGTAGAAACAGTTGTATCAGTAGAAAGAGCAGAAACACCATCACCATCATCATCACCATCATCACCATCATCACCATCACCAACAGAAACAACAGGAGTACCATCATCAGCATTAGCAACAGAAACAACAGGAGTACCATCATCAGCATTATCGACAGAAACAACATCACCATCACCATCAGCAACAGAAACAACATCACCATCAGCATCAGCATCAGCAACAGCAACAGAAACAACATCACCATCAGGAACAATAGCAGGTGCATCTACCTGTGCATACATGCTGTCCTTTACAAAGTCGTCTGCATTCATCTCATTAGAATCTTTAATATCATAATTATCACCTGTTTTAATTGCTATCTTAACAGGTGGAGATAATTCAGTCTGTGTTTTTAAATCATCTGCATCTTTTACCAATCTAACACAAACAGTAGCCATTCTATGTAATTATATATTATAATTACATAATTAAAATCATCTCTAAATACAATCAAATTAACGACTGCTGTGTTTCATTTCAGTATTGGGCATCTCGCGGGTAGATTGTCCACCGCGAACCCAACCATCCATAGCCGCTTCTTCCACTGTGTGTGAAGCATCTTTCACTTGGTTCTCCATTTTGCTATCGGTAGGATACAACGAATAAGCTCCGAAAGATTTCTCCATAATAGTAGAAACGCTCTTTTTCTCTGTAACAGGTTCTCCTTGTTGAAGTCTGGACTCTATAGTAGGGTCACAACTGCCTCTGCCTAAATAAGGAACAGTAATGAAAGGACGAGAGAACAATTGCAATTTCTCCAAAGGTCTTTCCTCGGTGGTTTTGATTTTAAGCATGGACTCTTTATCAACAGCAGAGTTGTGAATACCATTACCATTTGCTAAACCATTAAAATTCATGGTGGGTTGTTGCATAGCGAATTTAACATGATTATCGCTTAAAGTACTACTAAAATGGTCGGTCAACATATAATTCGCATAATGAGTATTTGTAGTGTTGCGTTGTGATTGGTCTGTGGAATCAGCTCCAATTCTGCCAGTATTATTGAATGTGTAAGGACTAAGGCTTGCCATATTGACTGTTATTATTATAGTATACAAAGAGATAGTATTTTGAATGTAAAATATTATCAAAAGAGAACATTGAAAGGAAATAATAAAAAACGACCTAAATAGAATCATAAATGGGTGCAATGCAACCTAATTAGTATGTCTTGCTAAATTACGTGCACATGCAAATTGGTTGCCTTCCTTACAAGAAATCATACTACCGTAACAGAACTCAGCAAATCCAGCTTGGTCGTTAGGAATAGTAGTAGACGGGTTGGAATTGAATGGGCGTAAAGATTGTTCAAACATAAGTTCGCTACCAGCGTCCTTAAACAATTTATCAGCAATATCAGTATGGTCAGGGTTTGCATCAGCGACAAATTGTTTCGCCTGAGCAAGAATGTCCTTTTCTACATTTTTATTAAAAGCGGGTGGAGCGGGTTTTTTGTTGGGGTTATAATCATAATCGGTGACCAATACGTTACCAAAAACATTATTAGACTCAGGTTCAGTAAAAAGACCGTTGGGAACAGGCATATTATGTTTCTTAAATAAGTCTTCTGTGACAGGAGCATCCTCAAATCCCTCATTCACCTGTTTCTTTTTATCAAGTTTGTCTTGTTGTAGACTGTGATAATGATGTAACATATAAATAGCACCGAGTGTAACAATAGAGAACATTAAGGTTCTCATACTGTTAGTGACAAGAATACTAACAATAGAGAGTACAAGTACGGTACGCGTAATGGCGTTGAGTTTTTGTTGATATGTCATTCCATCAACAGGGAAGAATTCAAACATATAGGGTTGTTGAAAGAGAACATTGGGGTTTTCTCCCCAAAAAGGGACTTGTTTGCGAACACGTTTGATTTTGTGTGTCATGTTCTCAACCTCCTCATTTCCATTATCAAAGTCAGGTGTATTTAATTCATCCGGTAATGTTTTATGGGGTGGTTGTTCTACATTTGGTTGATATAGTTCATTAGATATAGTAGATGCGTGAACTGGTTGGGACATATTATAATAATATAGATTGTATATATTATTATATTATATTGTTTCTTATAATATACGAAATGAGCGACAAAAAATACAAACACGTCTAAATAGTTGTCAGGTTCTCAACTCACCTAAAATAATGATGATATAATTATGAATTATTCTTTAATGTAGAAACAACATCGCCTCTATGCTTGATGCATTCTTTATCAATACTAAGTGTTTCGCATTGAGTATCATGTGGAACAATTTGTAAAATGCATTTAGATTTTTCTCCATAAAGGGAATCAACACATCCGGATTCGGCCGTTTTTTTGGTAGAGTTAGTAAACTGAACCCGTTTTTGTGTTTTAGATTTCGAACATCTTGCTCTAAAATGTTCATAACGTTCACGAATTTGTTCATAGGTGAGTCCAGAAACTTTTCCCAGCATGGTATTGATTAATTCATGTAGTTCAAACACGTATTTGGAGAACATATTACGATTTTTCATATATTTTTTATAAAGAGGCATTTTTTTAAAATTTGAACGAAGATTTGTTCTACATTTTCCACAGGGTAATACATTACGTAAACTGAGAATGAAGTCTCTATAATGTGTTTTATCTGCATTCGTAGGATTAACCGGGTAATTAAAGCTCATAGTGTGTAGATAATGCCACATACCAGGTCCCCATATGCTGGTTAACATACCATCATTGCTATTATAATCATCGTTAGTGTAAATAGAGTTGATATCTTTCAATATAGGTCGTAAACGACGTTTCGTCTTATTTTTAGCAGAATAGGTTCTCTTTTTCATGGTAGTTATATAACAATTATATAATAAAATAGACTAAATAGTTAAAGTATAAATATTTAGTGAGTTCGTTTAACGCATATCCAAAAATATATACATCTATAATATAATGGCGCATATTATAGATGTACTAAGCAGATATGTTGTTAATAAAAAGATAATGGTCGGTATCTTCATTTTTATCGTTTTTATTATAGTAATCATTTGGTGGATGAGACGAAGAAAATCCACAGGTGCATTTGATGATGTAGCAAATTCCATGAACCGTGGTGGTACATCATCAACTGACTCCGGAGCAAATAGTGGAAAAGAAGCATTAATATATTTTTTCCACGCAGACTGGTGTCCCCATTGTAAAAAAGCCCAACCCGAGTGGGATGCATTTAAGATGAGTCAGCACAATAAGTTGAAGAATGGTTATATAATAAAATGTATATCCGTAGATTGTACCGATGATAAGGAATCCACAGCAAAACAACTAATAAATGAATACAATATTGAGTCATATCCAACCGTAAAAATGGTAAAGGATAATACAACAATTGATTACGATGCTTCGGTGAAGACGGCCTCATTGCAGAAATTTGTAGATATAATGTTAGTATAATCACGATATAGCTATATGTTATGAAATTCATTGATTTGTTCTCGGCATGTCCCGATACCATGTTGTATAAGTTCATATCGAACACTGTTTGATTCTGCAACTGTAGATATGTTGGTCAAAGACCTTGTATCAAATGGCAAAACAAACATATAGCGTATATCGTATTTATCTTGAAACGTAATCTTCTGTAATATTTTGTTTAGTAAAAAAACAATATAATCAAATAATGAAAACCCATTTGTATCTGTTTCTTCATTATTTTTAGAAAGTGTGTTAATTCCCATAATTTCATTGGAATTGGCACCATTGTCAATGCATAATTTAACAGGGAAATTCGTAATAAATCCTCCGTCGCAATAAAGTTCTCCATTGAATAGAACGGGTGTAAAAAGTAGTGGAATGGAGCACGATGCGTGTACTGCATCAATCAGTTTCCAGTCGGGATGAGTTTTATATGATATATCCACAGCATTGAATTTGTTGACATTTGTGGCGATTATATGGAGTTCAATGCCAGTTATTGTATGAAATTCCTTCATATTAATAGACAATGGAATATCTTTGCCCAGTAACAGTGGTTGTAAGATTTTTTCAGTAACGGATTTAGAAAAAATACCATTATTCTGTACACAAGCAAATAGTGTATTGATATCATATTGAAATACATTTTGCCATGGTCGTTTAATTAAATAATCATCCAATGTGTTCCAATCATACTTTAACGAAATAATGGTGGCTAATATAGAACCGACGGAGGTACCATAAATAGTTTGTATATTTTCATATTGCCATAACTTCAAATTGTTGGATTCTTTTAAGATTCCATAATACGAAAATCCCAAGGTACCTCCGCCCGATATAACAAGATGCCGTATAATATTATTATGATGTGGATGTGGCTGTGGCTGTGGTATATTATTATACAAGTTAGTATATTCTGGTAAAGATTCTGGACAATCCCGAGAACATTCTTTTGTATCGGAACAAAAAAGGTCAATTGGTTCCATATTTTGATAATATTATTTATTATTAATTACGTTATATGTTTATGTTTATTCTATGAACATATAACAATAATATGTCAAATTTTCTATTTTCAACAGATGAGGAAAGTGTGGGAAAAATAAATATAGACGATTTATACGCTAAATCGCAACAACGTGACCAAAAACAATTAATGATTTTTAATAAAATATTAAACAGGATACACAACAAAATAAAAAGTACAACGCGTGGTCAAAAGAAGGAAACTCATGTATGGTTTGCTGTTCCAGAATACATATTTGGAGAACCTATATATAACCAAGGGGATTGCATAGGTCATTTAGTTGTAAAATTGGAGGAAAATGGGTTCCACGTACAATATATGCATCCCAACACATTGTTTGTTTCTTGGGCAAACTGGATACCAACGTATGTTAGAAATGAAGTAAAAAAACAAACAGGAAAAGTATTAGACGAGAAGGGAAATATTATACGGGATTTAAAGGCAGAACAAGACGATGAGGATATGAACGCGAAACTATTTAACGATAAAGGTAATTCACTGCAAAAAAATAAGAAAGAATATACCCCCCTCGACCAATATAAACCGACTGGTAATTTAGTGTACAACCAAGATATGTTTGATAAGATAGACAAAAAAATGAGTTAAAATATGTATCAGTGAAAATAATGAATATATGCGTGTATTCATTATTATGGTCATTATTATGGTCATTATTATGGTGGTATTATGTAGAATCACTTTTACTGGTACTGTCGTTAGTGTTAGCTGTAGTGGTAGTAGTTTTTCCTCCCGATTTATTCCATGAAGTAGTATTGTACGAGTTGATATGTAAAAATTTATCTGCATTATCCTTCCAATAATTCACTTTCTTTTCTAATCGCAGTTCGGTGGGTGTTTTAGGATAGGTTTGGTCTTGCTTTGCAGTCATGCGTGATAAATCGTCGTCACTTGCTTTGGGTTTTTTTCCAAAACAATTCACACCGAATTTAACATAGGGATTTGCAATATATCCACCATTAATTCCAGGACGTCCACAATCATTTTTATGACTTGCTGTTTTTGAGTTACAACCACGTCCCTCGTCCAGTTTTTGCAACTTTTCCCATGTTTTTTTCTGTGTGGGAAATAATATCATTTGGTCAGCTGACCACCCATAGTTACACCATTCTGCCCCATTATTATACGCTTTTTCAAGTTGGTCGTAGGTAGCTAAAGATGCATCATATGATTTACATATGGCTTGTGCATCCTCATACGTATATTTATTATTAGCAATATTGAATACTTCCGAATCGGGATCATCGGGATCATCGGGATCTTCTGTTTCACATTTTTCTAATTTGGGTAAGGGTTTTGAGGGTGTTTCAGGAGCCTCTTCTTTCTTCTCGGGGGCTAACCATGGGAATATATCATAGATAGAAATATTTAAAACATATTTGAAAAAGTCAACAAATAAAATTATCACTAATAAAACCCATGCTAAGGTTTCAATAATAGAAATAAAGAAAGGTTTTGTTTCTTTGTCCATGGGAATACGGAATAAATAAGTAACCAAGTAAAACAGAATAATAGCCATACCAACTACAAATGCCGAGGATGAACTACTTACAAATTCCGTAAAACTGGAGAATAATTCTTCAAATATGCTGCGGTCAGGGTTCTGTTCATATGAATCGTATATGCTATAGGTAATAATAATTAAAAATCCAAAAAACATGACATCCAATGTTCGACTAAGGCTTACGTTAAAACCATTTGGGTTTTCTCCTTTATTAAAAAACTTACCTAACACGAAATAAATTATAAAATATATGCCTAAAAATGTCAATATTAATATCAAGTTTGATTTCGTTACTAAATTAGAAAATGTTGTTGAGATATCCTTGGTTTCTTCTTTCTCCGGTTTTCCTGATTCTTTCTCCTTCGTTTTTGCTTGTTCATTGTATTTTTTAACATCTTGTTCTTTATCTTTATTATATTGGTTAACTGCTGATTCTTCATCAATATAATCAACATCTAACTTATCTGAATCATATGTAGTCGATGGGCTTGACATAGTTTTATATTATACTGTGTTATTTTTTTTACGATAAAACAAACAGTAAGCCGCCGGGGAAATGACATCATTGGGGTTGTCTACTGATTCTACTATTCTATCATTGAAATGTAACCAATTCTTTTCTACATTCCGTACAAAGGCAGTGTAATGCCCGCCAGTAACTCCTCCCATATGATTACATATCCCATATAATTCATATTTATAGCTTGACGGTTTATATCCACATACATATTTTGACAAGTCTAAATCATCTAATGGAAACGTTATGTTTTTTTTTACTTTTGAACTTCCGTCTGGGGTAAACCGATTAATTGTAATAATTACTATCTGTGGAAAATTCCAAAACTGTATTTGTTTTTTGATATCTTCTTTTTTCCCGGTTTTTTCATTATACCATGCACAATCGCCTTCAAGTATCTCGGGTTTTACATACATATCTAAGCAATCATATAAGGTTTGTGGTGTTTCAATCTCATTATCTATATGTAGGTCCAATACAAAAAAGTTCTCGGGTTTCATTGTTTGTATTTCATTTGTATCCTTAGATACAATAACGGATACATATATACCATAAAACATATCCATAATCTCTGAATAATCATTTAAATATACGGTTTCCAACATTTTATAACATTGAATTGCCATCTTATCTAAATCATTCTTTGGAGTTCCATTAATATTCATTTTCACATTTCGTGAAATACTTGAATGTATACAATCCATAAAAAATAATAAGAATTCTGGCATATCATTTTGTGCATGCCCTGTAAATAAATCTCTACCCTTTTCTTTAGCTATTTGCTGTACGTTATACACAAATTTACGAGGTGTTACTATCCCATTTCCACTCCACATTATTTTGCGTAATTCATTCCATTCTTCTAATATAATCTTATTTGGAGAACCTGGCAACGAATCTATTTGGGTTTTATCTAATAAATCATTCAATTCGTATGTATTATTCAAAACTTGCATACATGCGTTTAAAAAACACGTATTTCCCAAATTTTCCAAGCCAATTCTCCCCTTATCCTTATACTGAGATAAGTCCATTTCTATTTTCTATATTTATAACAATATAAACGCGAATCTTTATATTATATTATATTATATCAATCTGCATGGACAACCGAGAACCCAATTTGTTTTCAAATATTGAGCAAAATATACATGATATTGTAGCGGAAACTATACAGAATTATCTTTCTGGTAGTTCACGCGATAGCGTTCCAAATATCTCATCTTCTCACCATATTCACCAACAAATTCTTACCATAGCAAGAGATATGGTTCGTTTGGAAAATAGAAGTTTAGAAAATTATAATAGAGTTATGCATGACCATTCAAGGAATATGAGAGAGATTACTACGTTATTAAATAGAATAACTGATATAACGAATGTTACACCAACTAATAGACAACATAATCTATACAATACTACGTTACCGCGCAATCGTCCATCTCCCTCCCGTACACAGCCGCATTCGCGACCACATTCACGACCACAATCGCAACCTGTACACGTTCGTCAACAAGACCAACGACAATCCTCCGCATCTACTGGATTAAATAATATTTTTTCACATATTTTATTCCCTTCTATTAATACAAATAATTTTACAAATCTCTTTGAGAATGTACCTGTATTTCCTAGCGCTGCTGAAATAGAAAATGCAAGTGAAACCATATTTTATGATGATAGTTCAATGGAATTATTGCACATAAGGTGTCCTATTACATTAGCTACATTTCAAACAGGTGACCGATTACGTAGAATATTACATTGCCAACACATTTTTACTGAAGAAGCTTTTCTTCGTTGGTTTCAAGATAATGTAAGTTGTCCGGTTTGTCGCTTTGATATTCGTACATATAATTCAACAAATGATAATAATGATGACAATGATGACAATGATAATGATGACAATGATGATGACAATGATAATGATGACAATGATAATGATGATAATGATAATGATAATGATGATAATGATGATAATGATGATAATGATAGACACATAACTCAAGTTGGAACAACCGAAAGTTATACATTTACGGATGCATCTACAAATAACAATATTGGTTCTTATCCACCGACCAGTAATTTAAGTAGTACAATTGAATCTATGATACAGTCAGCAATTGTAGATTCAAGTAATAATATTATAAATAACTTAACTCAATATATAACGTCGTTATCAAATGTAGATTCATCAAATAATGTACAGCATCCATTAGTATCATTTCAAATGTATGCTGTGGATGCATCTAATAATCCTTTACAATTATAATCTAATCCAATACTATGTATTTAACGGAATTATTTATCCCAATAATATTGCTATTTATATTTATCTATATTTCAGCCAGACCATCAATAGATAATGCCACAAAAGATGTATTATATATGATGTATGCCTAACCTACAATAAAAAATATTTAGAAATAATTTTTAAATATTTTCACAAGAATAATTTACATGATATTATCGTGTAAAGAAAGAAGTAATTGTTTGGATACTATGTTTTTCATTATAAATTTTATTTAAGACATCATCAAATAGAAGTGCCTTTACTTTTGCAGAGCAATATTTTTCTTTCTTTTTCATGAATATCTCAATATCTGGAAATTCCGCCGTTAATTTCTTGAGTTCGCGATTATATGTTTTGATTGCAGAGGTTTTCCCTTGTATCCGCCAAATTTCTTCCAATGCCAGTCCAAACAATTGTTGTAATGGTTTCATGAGTTGATTCGTAATATAATGTGTGTAATCAATTTTGAGATTATTTTCCACAATAAATTCGGTTGTTTCTATTTTATCTCCCATTAACGCCTTGGGAGTATCATTTACAACAAATACAAACTTCATTCTGTCGCCTGGTTTTGGTTTGTTACCTGGGTCGCGTTTACCAATTCGTTGTGCCAATACAAAATGACCGATTTGCTTTGGATTTTTATAGCCACTCCTAAGAGCCTTTGTAATTGCCAATTTATCCATGCTAACGTTTCCGTTAACAAGGTCATGTAATGATTTATCCAAAAACTTGATAGCACTTTGTAAATTATATTCTTTCATCAAAATGTTCAAGATTCCGCCATATACATCTTTTAAATAATCACATGAATCACGACGTTTTAATGACAATCCCATATATTTCAGGTACCCTTTATTCGGGTTATCTTCATACAACATACCAACATATCGTTTCTTTGATAACAGAATGAAGGGCATTAATGTTTTCTCATATTCTAATCCCATTGGTGGTTTTAGATATTTTGTACATAAATCTGCGGCATCTTGAGCAATTTCAATTGTCATTTCTAATGCAGGTTGACCTCGTATTTTTTCACCAGTATCTGCATTTTCAAGGTTAAATGTAAAGAATACAGAGTCCGTATTATGCACAATCATATTACCGACTCCAGCAGCGAAATGATGATTCGTTGTAGTTAAATCATATACATAATCATTGTAATCCGGTATTTCGTCTATTTTTTTGATTGCATCTGGGCATTTACGCTGGGAACCCATTGTAGCCGTAATTCTATATATACTCATTTTATCGCTTCTGGTATTAATAGACGTTTTATATCCAATACTATTTGCTAACCAGCAAATATGAGAAGCACTTAATTGGGATTTTTGGTCAATGCGAATATATCCATGAGAATCTTTATCACCATCCGCGTCATATAACCCTTCCCAGAATGCCTTGCGAATTGCTTGAGTACCGTTTATAATAAAGTCTGGAATGATTTTGCTGTTGTTATAATATGTATTTTTTCTATAGTTTTCAATAAATTGTTTTTTTTCACCGTATTCATTACATGTAAAGCATATTTTATAAACACCTGAAGATTCTATTGTATCATATATTTTCCAATCATACTCTGGATAGGCTATTTTACACAATTCCATATATTTATCAAGTATATAATCATTTGCATTATTTAAAGCCCACGAACCCGATGGACATTTATATGTACCACAACTACCATCACCAAAGAAGAACCCATATATTTTGGCTTCTTCAACCGAAATAGTATCTTTACAAAGTGTTTCATCTGGCACTACAGTAGAATGTAATAATTTTGTCCCAACTTCCACCTCTTTGGGAGATATTTCGGTGCCATTGGCTAATAACAATGAGTGGTCATCAGTTACATCAACCGCCCCTGTATGGGTTAGAACCCGCATCATTTTTTTATGACTGGCTAATTTGTGCCGAATAATACGATGCAACTTTGTCCAACCGCTATCGGTCCACGATTCAACATTGTTAAGTTCACAAAATTCCTTATCTTGTTTACCTTGTTCTGTACATGTAACCCAATTGTTATTTCCATAAGAATCAGCTAATGCCGATATTTCACAAATGACAATCTTATCGTTAACGCGAACATAGACTGGTGTATATTTTGCAACACTATCTCCGTACACATACTCAGCTTTTGTACGGACTGGACCATGTGAAAGAGTATCATATATCCTATCGCCATATACTTCTTCAATCATACGCTTGGCATAAATAATCATCATACGTCCAGTTGCGGTTGTGGATGCAGCCACATCTTTTTCATAAAAAGTAGAGGTACGAGAGCCACATTGACCATACAATGAATTCGCTGTAACCTTATAACCAAGTTGACGTTTGTCCAAAATATTTTGTATAAATGGGTCAGGTTCTGTTTTAATCATATTACGTGTATCTTTACGGGCTTTTAATAGTTCTTCCAAAATAGATGGCATAATGCCCTTCTTGTTATCTGGAAATTGTGCCCATCGGCAAACCATTTTTCCAACCTTCGTTTTATCGGCTTTTGCAGTTGGATTCTTACGAATATATTGATACGTGTCAAACTCAATATTAATATAATGATATCCAGGTAAATTATCATAAATAAATTCTCCCTTTTTATTTCGTTCACCAACAATCTGTATTAAGTTACCATCCAAATCATATTCTTTTGACCATACTTTACTATCATGTGAATAATTTTGACTAATCATAGAGGACGGATATAGAGATGAGTAATCTACACATGCCACTGGATTATCCATATACATAGAGCATTTCGGTGGTAATACAATGGCTCCTTCATATCCTTCTGCGATTTTAGGTTTTTCCAAATCAGGCATAAGTGTATCCTTTTCTCGGCATTTCTTAGCCACATAACTGGTTAATTTGATACCTTGTCCACGAAATACCAGAAAGCTGATGGGAACACTACAAATACGAGACATCTCAACGTATCCTGTAATTACATCTATTTTATTCATTAAATGGTGCACTAAGTTACAATCTTGAATACAATATTTTGCAACCACCGCTCGTTCAGCAGATGTTCCTTTTGACAATCTAAAAATATCTTGAGGTGTTACATCATCCTTTGCCATGCCCCACTTGATAGACTTACTATCGTCCAAATCATAATGGCCTGAAATGACAATTATATTATATGTATTTGTCTCCTCTTTACCTTTAACTGTATGTGTCACATCTACTTTGTTTTGTATGTCAAGTACCCTGAATTTCTGCCCATCGTTATAATAATCTGCAGTAAATCCAGTTAACTCAATATGAATAAAATCTCCAATGTTTAACCCCATTAGATTTTTACTACATAAATGAGTTACATTACCGTGAACAGCATCCTCTACTGAACGTATATATTTTACAGAATCGCTGATGTATTGTCCAGCAACATCATCCAATTTATAAGATGATAAATTAAAATCACGACGGAAATAGGCATACATATCAATTTGCAATCGCCCCGTCGTTTTGAAATAGCGCAAATCATATTCTCCGCTGGCAATTTGCATTTTGGTGTGTTCAATATTTAATTCGCCTGGATTTTCACGGCTTTCCGTTGCACATAATTCATTATTTTTCCTGGATAATAATAGAAACTCTCTTTCGCAATGGTTTTCTTGTGCTCTGCGAAACATGAACTCGTAATCAAAGCCGAATATATTATACCCAATAATAATATCAGGGTTTTCTGTTTGTATTAATTCTGCCCATTTCAATAGCACTTCTTTCTCGGTATCAACGCTAACAACTTCTATACCTGGAATATCATCGCATGTACCTACTGCCAAACAATGATTTAAATAGGGTTCTTTTTCGCCATATTTTAAAAAGGTAGACCCAATAAATGTTACTTCATCACCTTCCAATCTGGGAAACACACGTGTCATGACTTCATTTAATAATTGGATCTTTTCGTCACGATTATAGTTTTCACTGGTCAAAATGTCCAAAATAGTATCATTTCGTTTTATTTTGGGTTTACGTGTATAATTTTTGTTATAGTATCCACTTGTCTCATTCGCATCGGTCGGTTCATTACCATTATCATCATCTCCCGTTCCAGAGTATTGTTGATTTTCCTTTATTTGTTCAAAAATTCCATCTATTGTTAATAATACATTTGTATCACTATCTTGGTTCGTTTTTTTTACATGTTCAACGCTTTCATTTAATAATATTTGAATATATTTGTTTAATTGAGGCTGGGTTGGACAATGTTTGGGATATACAATATCAACATCCTCAAATTTACCGTAATTAAATGCAGCCAAAATCATTTTTTGTAATAATTGTTTTGACACAGATTCGTTTAGTACTGACATCTGTTTTATGAAAACATCAACAACATTGGATGCGAATCGTTTGTATGTTTTAATTGGGATTGGAAAATCACCATGACTACTACTGGCTTCTATATCAAAACTACATATCTTATATGGAACAATGGTTTCTTTCTCTGGTTGTGCAATTAATTCAGTCAATGGACATATAAATTCGTATTTGCATGTAGTTGTATGGATTTGCGGTTTAACCACACGATTCATTTTAAAACATACCCATCCAGATGGACTAATATTATTAATATGAAAGTATCGCAATAATGGAGGGATATTGCTTTCATACAATTCCGTTGTTACTCCCTGAAATACAATGTTCGTACGAGTACGATACTCTCCATTGTTGGTAGTTTCATCGTTGTTATACGTATACCATAAATTCTTGTATTTATTCATAGCAACTGTATTCTTGAATGAAAGTTTCAAAAACTTATGTTTTTTGCCCCCTGAAAATCCGTATAACTTATAATGGTCAACCAAATCACATGATATGATGGAATTTTTATAACGTTTATCCAGTTTTTTATTATTTTGTAAATCTCGCATAAATCCCCCTGCATTATAATCTGTCCAAGAATCACCCGCTTTAACATAGAAGAATGGCTTATAATCGTTGACATAGAGACAACACGTTTCACCACGTTCATTTATTCCAAACATTTGAATTACAAACTGCAAATCGTCATCCTTTTTGTAGGAACGTTGATAAGAATCCTCATCTGACCCAGAATCACTTTCTTTGACAGGCGAATCATCGTATATATGAAAATCAATCAACCGAAAAGATTTTACCACGGTTGGTTTCTTTTTTCGTATGACGATTTTTGACATAGACATTGTTATTAGTTATTACCCGTTAATATTTAGATTATTTTGATAAATATTAACTCTCCGCGTTTAAATCAATTTTATAACCGTATATATAAATTATTACCAAATATGCAGCGAACTATTATAGTTTTGGTAATAACCCACGAATCCAGTCTAATAAATCATTAGACGTTCGCCCTCCCCCATATTGTTGAAATTCACCATTTTGTATATTACCAATTGTTGGGAACCCTCCATGTGTTAATTCTTTTCCATTCATATATTTTTGGGATACGAGGGGTAATTTGTTATCCAATTCGGCACTTTCTATTACCTCAAATGCAATATTTTGTTTTTCGTTATCACTTAATGATTTTTCCATAATATCCCATTCTGGTTGTAATGTTTTACAATGTCCACACCATTCGGCGTGGATAAGAACAATGACCACTGGTTTTATTCCGTCGGCTGTTTGTTCAACTGGTAAAACCGGATTTACAACATTATCCTCAATTGGAGGATCATTTACTACCGTCTTAATAATAGTATTCCACATGGAGTCTATCTCTTTTATCTTTGGTTGACTTTTTCTCTTACGCTTCTTTGTATTGCTATTAGATGTGGGTTTTTTTATTTTGGATTTTGATTTTTTAGATGATTTAGGTTTAGATTTAGCGTTCGCACTGTTGTCTTTACGTTTTGAAGCACTTTTTGGTTTACTGTTTCGCGGTTTTGCACCACCAAGTTTACTTTGCATAATTATTCTATATATTAGTAAGATATAATTTACTAAAGAAATCAAATATTTATGTCACTGTAAATATATACAAGATGACATTATTTAACCGAATATTTATAATCTTTTTACTATGTACATTTTTATTAGGCCTTTATGTTACCGTATATTGGGATGTATCTATTAATGTAAAATCAAAAGAGAACATGGAAAATGGTACTGATACAAGTTGCCCAAATATGTTAATTCAAAAAGGCAATTCGTTATTATTATATAATACGAATAAACCAGAGGACGAGACAAATCCTCTCTCTTTCTTTAATTTAGATGAATATATCAACTATTTAGAGATACAAAAGAAAAAGGGTGATGTATGTCCAGTACTGTATCTACAACAAGAAAATAACGCACAAGGTGAGGATGTGTATCGCGTTCGCCCTGGTCCATTTGATTTACAAGGTGGACTTCAGCACGACGCGGAACAAGTAAATGATGCTATTACACAAGTAAATGATGCCAGTCGTGCAAACCCACCCTACAATAAAGATCAATATCCTGGTTTCGACCCAACCGGTCAACATATCGGTGTATATACAAATGTAGATGCTATACATGATTCTACCAATGCAAAAAAAATTAGTGACAATCCAATGGATTCAAAATGGGCAGGTATAACGTATACGCAACAAATGGTTGATTCAGGTAAATATATTGATAATCAGGTATCTAAACCTTCCCTTTTTAATGCCAAAACTGTATTCTATCCTTCGATACCCTCTATTGTTCCTCCACCAAAGGATATTATTGGTTAAAAAATTGAATAAACGGTATGTAAATAACTCATTAATAACACTCATTGCAAATACAATGCACAAATCAATGCCTAAATTTTATGACTATAATGGTCAACATTATTCTACTTGTTTCCCAATTGAATGGGCAACAAATCATTTTGAAAAAACGGGTCCACTTGAATGTATGAACTGTTTACATTATGGTTGTAGTGATGGTGTCTTTACAACTTATTGTATAAATTGTCAAGAATATGAATATAATTTTACTCGAATACCTGGTAATTATATTAGTAGTGTTTGTACTTACTCGCACAATGATAATATTGAGAGTGATTATGATGATGCAATGAGTGATATTAGTGGTATAAGTGAGATATTAACATACAATACAACAAATTATAACTCATCTGTTTTGCCATTATTTACATATACAGATAGTATATATATGCCCGACTATAATAATGATTGTAATGGACAATTGAATCTTTCCCCGTACTCAAATATTTATAGTAATTATAGTAATTATACCGATTATGATGATTAATTTGTATGTTCCACCAAATGGATATAGTAGTGAGACTGATAAAAATAAATTTCCTAATTTTTCAGGAAATTTATGAACGAATTAAATTAACGACGGCGACGAGTGGATTTGGTCTTTCTGGATTTTTTGGTCTTTTTTGATGTACCTTTTCTGGATTTTTTGCTCTTTCTGGCACGACGAGATTTGCGTTTGCCACCACCGACGATTACTTGGTCTACAGGTGCTGCTGATGAGTCTACAGGTGCTGCGGATGGGTCTACAGGTGCTGCGGATGGGTCTACAGGTTCGGTGTTTGATAGATTTGGTAGAGTTGGTAGATTCATTATATATAACACTACATAAAAATGTGTTGGTTAAATGATAAATTTACATGGAGGGTTTATTTCGCCCCCTTTTTTTGTTTTTCAAACGCAGGAATTCCAATTTTCACTGTAATATTTTCGGGTAAGGGAGAACCTTGTAAATACTCCGCAACATCTTCTGCAATATACACCGTATATGGTATTTTTGAGTTGTCAACCATACATTTACTGGTCCACTTATCCAGTTTCAAAACTTCACATAATCCTCGGATTCGTCCAACCATTCCTAAATGTGCGTTTGGTCGTTTACCTGGTTTACCATTCGTATGTTTGATTCGCCACTCACAAGACAACGCGTTTTTATGGTCAACAAACCCTGTAACAAGTGCATATATTTCCCATCCACCGTTGCGACCGTGTGTATATCTTGCTCCTCCCGCGATTTCCTCATTATGTTGTCGTAACCGTCTACGTGGGTCATTTGTTGAACCATTATATGTGAGATGACTGTATTGATGTTGTGTATTTCTTAAAATATAACAATACCATGGTTGAGCTGTTGCAATTTCGGTCGGTACAGGTTCAGTTGGTACAGTTTCAGTTGGTACAGTTTCAGCGATTGAATTCGTTGGTGTGATAGGTTCCATTATGAATATACTATACAAATAAACCTATATCATTATTTGGTGTTATTCAATAAATATTGTTGGATGGATTCTATTGATTTTTTGCTTATTTTACGGACTTTTCCATTAGATTCAATGGTCAGGTTCTCTATACACGAAAAATCTTTTGTTATTTCTTCTATAAAATGTGTAAAGTGATTAAAATGTTTCATAATAGCAATGGCTGTAATTGAACTAATGCCTGGGATTTGACATAATATGATTTCACCTATATTTCCAGGTGTAATGTTCTCCTTTTTTACTTTTTTTACAACATGACAATAGTCAGCTGTGGTTTGTTGTTGAGAACCTGAAACAGAAGGTTGATAAATTCCGTTAAAAACCGATACATTTTCAGTATTTTCATCAATATTCACTGTAATGTTCTCGGTTTCAATGATATTGTCCACCGAGTTTGTTTCGGGTTCTCCATTTGAACCTGTAATATGTTTGAGAAATGGGTCTGTTAAATAGTATGGAATGATACCCTTACTGAAATTGCGTTGTATTTTATCAGCAAAAAACAGCAACCATTGAGCGGATTCTTGTATAGAAGCAGTACGATGAACACTAAACCCTTTGAAGAATTGCATTGATGTCATAGACGACATGATAATTTTCTTTTCAGTTTGACTGCGTAGCTGCGAATACATGCCTTCAACCAAATAAAAAATAGAATGTGGAGGGAATCCACTTGAATGAATCAATCTATAGGACTGTTCCTCGTAACGGTTGTCTTTTATAGATGCAAGTAAATCTTGAAGTGATTTTCGCTCAATAAGGAGAACCTCTTTATCATCATCCATTTTTAACAGAATATCCCCTAAATTCAACACCTCTTTTGATATTTGTATATTTGAAGATACTTGGTTATTTGATACTAATAATGTATTACAAAGGTCAAATAAGGCAGTTTCACGTTCATCAATAATAATTTTCATAGTAGGTTCTCCACAATATAATAATAATGATGACATTATTATATTGTTTTTTATATGTTTAAAGTATTTCTTAACTTAACCTAACTGAATTTAATTAAAATAACTGCGGCCAGCACTGGGTGTCATACCGACAGGGCGGGATTGACGAACCTTGGGGTTCATTGTGAATTGAAGACCCTTACCGGCTTCAGACAAAAATTGTTTTGTTCCGTGAAAAGCGATGGATGTCCAAGAGTCACGACCGACTAAATAAGGTAATCCAGCCTTCTTGGCACCACCACCTTGGTTTTGGTTTGTAATACTTGCAATAGAAGCGGTACGTTTAGTTTGAGAATAGACCATTTTATATTATATACTACCTAAATATTTTATTCTAATACTTGGTATGACAATATACTAAATTTAAACAATATAGAAAAATAATAGCAATAATAGTATACAGTTATTCATATTATTTGATAAATAACATGAATTTAGATGATGATATTCACATTGAAAAAAACCAGAACGGAGTAGAAACATATATTTTTGATCCATACAATCCCCTAAATAATTTGATTACAAAGGAACATGTAGAAGGTATTTTACGCAAATATGGTATAAATCATTCTATCCATAATTTTGAACTATATAAACGAGCATTTATCCATAGGTCGTATATTAAACGCCCTCAATTAGAAAACATAAACAATAACATTGTAATTGTACCTAAACCTGATAATTGTATTCCGTTATTTTCAAAGTCCAATGAAAGATTAGAATTTATTGGCGATGGTGTATTGGAATGTACAACTAAATATTACTTGTATCGTCGTTTTCCGAAAGAACAAGAAGGATTTATGACAGAAAAGAAGATTGCATTGGTTAAGAATGAGGCGATTGGTAAAATGGCTTATGAAATGGGACTGCATAATTGGGTTATATTATCTAAACATGCAGAAGGAAAACAAATCCGTACTAATTTAAAAAAGTTGGGGTGTTTATTTGAGGCATTTATAGGTGCATTGTTTTTAGATTTTAACCGCGTTCAAGTGCAAGATGAAGAAGGCTGGTTTAAAAATGTCTTTCAAACTGGCCCTGGATTTCAAATGGCACAAGTATTTATTGAATCTGTCTTTGAAAAGCATGTTGATTGGATTAATCTTATTCGCAATGATGATAATTATAAGAACATTTTGCAAGTCAAGATTCAAAAGGAGTTCAAGGTAACTCCTGATTATTTGGAGATAGGTGAGCAAGACCAAGAAACTGGATATAAGATGGGTGTGTTTATGTGTTTGGGGCAGACTATTCATAATCTTACACCAAATAAGGCGATTCCTATTTCGCAGTTTAAAACGTACAATGATATACATCAATATATGTCCCAACAAGGGAAGATATTCCTATTCTTGGGAGAAGGACACCATAAAATTAAGAAAAAGGCAGAGCAAATCTCATGTGAAGATGCTATTGCACATCTTAATACGTTTTAATTTTCATAAATATTAAAAAGTTATCAAATCCGTTAGTTCCTTTTCAGTTATATGTTTTTGAAATGATAAAATATAGCATATATCAAAAATATAAGATTCTTCGCCACCTCCTTCAATATCTAAATCTAATATATATTTGACACAAAACTCCGATGTAAGGGTTTGGGTTGCTAAGAGTATTTTTTCATCAAGATGATTTTCCACAATATTCTTTTCAAGAATTTCAATAGAATATTTATTTTTATTGGCTAATAAATCACTATTGGTGACTTTCATATAATATATATAATATTAAAAATTATTTATATTATTGTAAGAACAATATCTCTCAAATGTACGTTCTAATTTGGTCGCTTCCCAAAATATGTCCCGAACCTTTCATATCAGTATAACATATTTCAAATTCATTATTTGCAGACCAGTTATAATCATAGCACAAACATAACATTGGTTGTGTATCAAACGCGAACTCAAAATAAAAACTTGTATCAACTGGACTCGTGTCAGTATCTTTCATAATTTTCTGTTTTTTATTGATAATTGGTGTAATTATATTGTATCTTTCATCGCGTTTATGGATTACATTTACAAATGTATGGTAATCAATACTATTCTTTATTTACACCTTTGATCCGTCCATCATAACTAAGTATATAATCTTTTAATTCGTATGGAAGTTTTTTACACAATTTATTTATCTTATTCGTATTCATATTAGTATTCGTATTCGTACTCATATTCGTTTTATTGCATATATCGGGTTGCAGTATGCAGAGGGGTTTGTTATATCCAAACATATAGTTAAGAATTGTGGCAATCGTATTATATTAGTAATGCAAATTACTTTATATTACTATTACTACTTGATGTGATAGAAAATGTATAAAAAATATCTACATGTCGTGATTCCATAGTATTTACATCTATTTTTTTATTCCATATCTACCGTGAATTAATCCACGGATTGTACTACTATCGCCGATTCGTTTAGAATATTGTCCCCGGATAAGTAACATTTTTGTAAGTAATATTTTTGTATCATATAGGTTCACTTTCTGTTTTACTACTTTATCTGCGGGTATAAAATAATTAAAATAATAGGATGCATTATTGGTCTGGTGAACGCTGATATTTGGGACGTGGAACCATGAATCAGGTATTCGGTTCCCACTGACATACTTTGTTACGTTAATGAACGATAATAATAAATATCCGTCCACATATCCGCCACATGTACCTTTATACTTATCGATAAGTCCATTTGGTCCATGTGACTCAATATAGTATTCTAATCCGTCGGTTAATTCGTGGTGTTCAATTGGGATCATTGTGTATTCCTTTGTTATTTTATACAATACGTATAATGTTATTATTTTATCAATTTTTTACATTTTGTCATTTTTATTGGAATACATAGTTGAATAAAAATCACAAAATGTAAAAAATTGAATACTTTTTGCATAATATATTAATCAACATCCTCATTAACACAATGACAACAGAACCAACAATTGAAGCAATGCCATCCATTGCATTACCAGATATTATTCCAGATTTGGTGCCATTTATAGTGTCGCGTATTCAGCGATACCATGAATTATTTGAGCAACCATTGATTGCAGAATTCTGGGAGGAAACTTTACATAAGTCCTTCCTTGAATATGGTTACAGTACTACGTGGAAACCAGACCGATCCCATAAGATTGGTGAAGACATGCGTATTGAGAGCATAGTCGGTTCTCGTATTTCCTGTAAATCAGGACAGTTCATTAAACCTCGTGGCGGCACCGACAGTATAAAGTTTAATGGCAGCAGAACAACCAGTTACGAGACAATAGACGAGAAGATTACACAATTATGTGGGGACCACGATGATTGGTATTTCCTTCTTGCAAAGAAGAAACCGTTTGATAGAACGTATAAACTACTTGTGTTTGAGTCATCCAAATGTAGAGTCAACCAACTAACCTGGGAAGAAAACAAAACTGGAAAACAATGGATAGGTACCGGCGAGTTTCAAGCATGTATTAGTAAATCAATGAGTTCTCAATTATGGACAACATTACCAATGAGTATGGTGTCATATTCCTATGACATTGTAGTGTAAAAAACAATAACGATAAACCCAAAATAAAAAATATGTAAATACTGTATTTTTTATTTTCTTTTCTTTTTTTATTTTATTATTCATTAAATTCTTATTCAATAACCAGTGTATCTAACCGATTATTACATAATGTAACATATTCTTCATTTATTTCATAGCCGATAAAATTAATATTCTGTAGTTTCGCGGCTACACATTCGCTACCAGACCCGGCAAATGGTACAATTACCAGGGTGTCTTCTCCGTTTTTACTTGCATTGATTAATTTTTTGCATAATTCTAACGGTTTTTGTGTTGGATGGTCTACTCGTTCTCGTTTTCCAGCTCCACCAGCAAGTGCCGAAATTTTTATTACATCACGAGGTAAAGCGCCATTTGCATGGGCAGTATAAACTGTTTCTTTTTCACCATTACTAAATCGTCCCTTTGTAGCTTTGCGAACTTTACCTGCTGCATTTTTTAAGAATGTTTCTGTATATGGTTCTCTCACATCATCTTTATTGAACACTGGTTTTTCTTTATAACAACATAATATGCTTTCATGTGTTCTTTGCCAAAAATTCAATGACGGGGTCACCTTATTTGTATAATGCCATATAATCCATCTTACATTAATATTAATTCTAACTCGTATGAAAGCCAATATTTCACTGAATCCGTAAATATATAATGTTCCTGCTGGTTTCAAAATACGAATACATTCTCCAATCCAATCATCACACCATATCAAATAATCATCCATTTTTTGTTTGTCGCTATTATTTCCAAAGTCTTTACCTATATTGTATGGTGGATCACATATAATAATATCTGCAGAATTATCTTGTAATTTTCGCATACCGGTAATGCAGTCCTCGTTTACAACGACTTGTGTTTTTTCACTGGTAGTTAATGAAATCGGTGGTTGGGTTGATTCATTGATAATTGTATCGGGCTGATTCGTTTCTATTGTATTTGTAAGTATACGTTCAACTACATTCTCAAGTGTATTCTTGGTGTTTTGGCATGGTCTTTTTCTATTCATATGCTTATCATAATGGGATTTTTGAGCAAATACCTTCAAGCAACGTTCACATGTATATTCTGGCATACTATATTATATATTAATAATGATTTTAACTCCTTTTAATACAATTAGTTAATATTGGGTAATTTCAATTTTTTGAGTAGGACCTGCAATATTATTGTTCGGTCTTTAAGTACCCTTTTATAATTATATATTTATCATATAATCATATTTTCCCTTTTGTTTTTAACTATTTTTAACACAATTGGTTAATAATGGGTAATTACACATACAATATTACAATGAAATTACCTACGTTCTTTAAGTCCTAATTTCAATTTATATAGTTGTCAGAAAAAATCAGAAAAAAAAGTGGTTGCACTTTACCAAAAAAGGACATTTTCAGAATGTCCTTTTTTGCTATATACGAAACACTTTTTTATTTCAGAAAACACGAAAAACCAATTTACAGCATAATGCAGCAAAACCGAAAAATACAAAAATAGTTTGACTGCACAGTTTTTTTTGTAACTTTGCGTTAGCAACTTTGGCGGATGTTTAGTAAATCTTAAATTAATCTTATAATGATATAAGATTAATCTTATAATGTTATATTATAATATAATATGCCAAAAGTTGAAATTGATTATTCAAATACAATATTTTACAAAATTTACTGCGTAAACCCAGCAATAATGGATTTGTATATTGGCCATACTACTAATTTTGTTCAGCGTAAACATGGTCATAAACAGAGTTGTATAAATACCAAATGCAAAAATTATAATTGTAAATTATATAATTATATACGTGAGCACGGTGGATGGAATAATTGGATAATGGAAATAATAGCCTTTCGTAAATGTGAAGACCATTATTCGGCGAGAAAATATGAACAAAATTATTTTAAAGAATATAATGCAACATTAAACAGCATTGACCCATTGCCTCCTCCAAAATTAAAGAACGAATTAAAGAACGAATTAAAGAAAGCAAAACCGTACTGTAATACGTGTAATATATATTTTAAAACAACCACATTACACGAATTTCATAATAACACGAATAAACATATGAGCCGACTCAAATTGATGCAATCCAAAATGCCAAAAAATGCTGAATTATATACATGCAAACATTGTGGTTTTAAATGCAGTAAATTAAGCAATTATAATATTCATTTATTGACTGCAAAACACAATATGATGACAAATGATGACATAAATGATGACAATAAAATGCCAAAAAATACCGCAGCATTATTACAGTCACAATTTATATGTGATTGTGGAAAAATGTATAAATATCGTCAGGGTTTATCGGTTCATCGTAAAAAATGTTTATATGAGGAACCAAAAAATAGTATGACTACAAATGAGATACCAGAACGATTAGACCCTGCATCCGTTATTAGCTTAATCAAGCAAAATGAGGAATTTAAGCAATTGATGGTAGAACAGCATACGGAAAATCTTGCATTGCAAAAGAAGCTGGTAGATGCAGTGAAAGAAGGAACTGTCATTAATAATACAACAAATAATAATACAAATAACACTCAATTTAATCTTAACTTTTTCTTGAATGATACTTGCAAAGATGCAATGAACATAACCGATTTTCTTGGTAATATGAATGTAAATATTGATGAGATCGAGTATATAGGACACCATGGATATGTGAATGGTATGACAAAGATAATTATGGATCGTCTTAAAGTGATGGACATAACGAAGCGACCAATTCATTGTACGGATATTAAGCGTGAAACAATGTATATCAAAGACCAGAATGAATGGAGTAAGGATACCGACGAGCTAACGAAGTTACGTAAGATTCTAACCCGTATAACAATGAATAATTACAGAACAGTACCTCAATGGAAAACCGCCCACCCGAAGAGTGAAGAAATGGATACTCGTGATTATAATTTCTGTTACAAAATGATGCGAGTGATATTGGGTGACGTGGAAGAAGCCCAAATAAGATTGGATAATAAAATAATCAAAACGATGTCAAAAGAATTATTTTGTAAATAGATATATCATGGGAAATAAATATAAATATATTTTTTGTCAATATATTTATATCAGGTTATGAGTAATATACCAAATCAACGTTTAGAAGAATTAATGGCGATACGTCCAACCCCAAAGGCGTTTCGTGGTATAAAAATCCAAATAAATAATAAGCCCGCTGTAGAAAACAGTTCAACTGGAATAACTGTTGCAGAAAATATAGAAGATGTAGAAAGAGATGTAGAAAGAGATATGGAAGACGTAGAAGAAACAGCTTTAGAAATTCCACAAATACAACGCGAGTATAAAGCCCCAATTATATTTGACAAACGAAAATCCAGTATGGTAGATAGATTAGCAATATTAGCACGTATGGCAAAAAACACAAGTAGCATTGTATTTGATGAAACGGTAGACACTCCAGAAAAAATAGTAGCAAGAGACCCAATGCAAGTAATACCAGTTTTAACTGGTAAAAAGATAAATCCAAAACAAGCTGCAAATAGAGAGCTTGACCAATCCAGATTACTGATAAACGAAGACATTGGTGCAGATGACGAAGACATTGGTGCAGATGACGAAGACATTGGTGCAGATGACGAAGACATTGGTGTAGTAAATGCACCAAAGCCTAAGGCTCGTAAATTGAAAATAAAAGGAAAGGTAATAGAAGAAACAATAGATGATGTAGATTTAACAACCGCAGTTATACGTACACAAAAGATATTTGAACGGTTACCAAAAGAGCGTGAGAAGGTAATAATAAAGGCTCCAAGTTATTATATGAATAATCGTAAAAAATTCATACAGAATATGACAGAGGTATTTTCCCAATTAGTATATGCCCCCGGTGTAGGAACAGAATATTTCACTGGCAAAGAAGATATAGAAAACAGTCAAGGAAAAGAACCAACTGCATCAAAGGAGGATTTTAAATTATTAATGCATCAAAAGATAGTGCGAGATTATTTGAATTTATATACTCCATACAGAGGATTGTTGTTATATCATGGTTTGGGTTCTGGTAAAACATGTACATCAATAGCAATAGCAGAGGGTATGAAAAGTGATAAGCGTATATGTATAATGACTCCAGCATCATTAAAAATGAATTTTTTCAGTGAACTGAAGAAATGTGGTGATGATTTATACAAGAAGAATCAATTTTGGGAATTTATTTCAACCGCGGGTAATCCAAGTTATGTGGGTATATTATCAAGAGCATTATCGTTACCGCCAAGTTATATAACAGATCATACCGGTGCATGGTTAGTAAATATAAATAATGAACCAAATTTTGCACAGCTGACAACTGGTGAACAGAAAGCAGTAGATGAACAGTTAAATGCAATGATACGAAACAAATACTCAGATATTAATTATAATGCCCCTAATATAGAGAAACAAATAGAGATATTAGCTACAAAAAATAATACAAAAAACCCGTTTGATAATTGTGTAGTAATAATAGATGAAGCACATAATTTTGTGAGTCGTATAGTAAATAAGATAAAAGTGAAAGATTCAATATCATATAAATTGTACGAGTATTTATTGAGTGCAACAAATGCAAAAATCGTGTTGTTAACCGGAACCCCCATAATAAATTATCCAAATGAAATAGGTATATTGTATAATATATTACGTGGATATATCAAAACGTGGACAATCCCGGTATCATGGGAGAAAACTGAAAAATTAAACGAGGATGCAATATATAATATGCTGGATGATGCAAACATAAAGACATATGATTATATAAATTTTACAGATAATAAGTTAACAATAACGAGAAATCCACATGGGTTCATAAACACGAAAAAACGCGGACGCGTTCCTTTAACCGGAACTCGTAAAGAACACCCAAAACCAAAGAAAGGTGGCAATAAAACAACCAGAAAGGTGCATGGCGGTACTGCAGATGCATTTACAAAATATAATGGTGTAAAATTAGATGATAGTGGAAATATAGGTGATGCCCAATTTTTGGAGTCAATAATACGTGTATTAAAAAGTAAAAAGAACAATGTATCTGTAAAAGAAACAATGATAACAGAAATTAATCATAAAGCATTGCCGGATATTCGTGAGGATTTCTTTGATAGATTTGTAGATGTGGATAAGGGTGAAACCAAAAATATTAATTTATTTCAACGTCGTATATTGGGATTAACATCCTATTTCCGCAGTGCAAAAGAGGATTTATTACCAGAACTGGAGGAAACCGATGAAGGAGATGTATATCATGTAGTAAAAACACCAATGACCTCACATCAATTTGGTATTTATGAACAAATTCGCAAAGAAGAAGCTGACCGTGAAAAGAAATCAGCAACCAATCGTAGAATGAATAAAGCAGATGAATTATATAAAGTATCATCCACCTATCGTATATTTTCAAGAGCAGCATGTAATTTTACATTTCCGGAAAGTATTCAACGTCCAGTGCCAGATAAGCGTATAATCTCAACAGAAGGAGAAGACGAAGATGACATAAATGAAGATGTAGTAGATAATATATCAAGTGGTCAAATAACTGTGGATAATACAGGTAAACCACCGGAGGAAGGTGTAGAAATAAATAGTAGTTATGCAAGACGTATAGAAATTGCGATGGAAGAGGTGAGTCGTAAAGTGGAGGGTACAAATATAAGCCAATATTTATCAAAGGATGCATTGCCTGAGTATAGTCCAAAGTTCGCCAAAGTACTTGAGAATCTAATGGAACCAACAAATGTAGGTTTACATTTATTGTATAGTCATTTCCGTACGATGGAGGGAATCGGTTTAATGCGTTTAATATTATTGGCAAACGGAATGGCCGAATTTAAAATAAAGCATGAAGGCGACAGTTGGACATTAGATATAGCAGAAGAGGATATGGAAAAACCCAAATTTGTATTATATACAGGTACAGAAAGTGCAGATGTAAAGGAGATAATTCGTAATATATACAATGGAAATTGGGAGTTAGTGCCAAGTGGAATCGTGACTGAACTACGAAAAATATCAGAAAATAACATGTATGGTGAAATAATCAAAACATTAATGATTACCGCATCTGGTGCGGAAGGTATAAATTTGCGTAATACTCGTTATGTACATATAGTAGAACCCTATTGGCATATGGTAAGGACTGAACAAGTGGTCGGTCGTGCTCGCCGTATAGGTAGTCATGTGGATTTGCCTGAAGAATTGCGTACTGTGAAAGTATTTTTGTATGTATCAACATTGAGCCAGGAACAGAAAACAGATGGAAAAAATGTAGAGTTACGTATTCGCGATGTAAGTAGAATAGACAAGAAAACTCCAGTAACGACCGATGAGACATTATATGAAATATCCAGTATAAAACAGCGAATAAATAATGAAATATTACGTGCAGTAAAGGAAACTGCTGTGGATTGTAATATTCATTCCACATCAAATGGCGATAAAGGAGAAGATTATGTTTGTTATGGGTCGGGTATGGTTGATTCAAACAATTTTTCGTCACATCCAACATTAGATAAAGATAGTAAGATAAAAGATGGGTTGGACATGAAAACAATAAGTTGGAAAGGTGTAAGAAAAAATATAAATGGTGTAGATTATGCAATGAACCCAAAAACCCGACAATTATATAATTTGGATAGTTTTAGACGTGCTCAAAAAATGGAGGGTGATTTAATTTATGTAGGAAAATATGAAATACATAATGGTGTGGATAAAATAGTGTAATTATTACATCATTAGTAAGTATCATATATTCAAGTGAAATATATGATATATGGGTTATACCAAAAATAGATTGTAAAAGAAGACATACGCAAATCCAATTTCAAAAATAACATCATATGCTAAAACACAAAATGTCTCCATATTGGTAGCAGGAAGTATATTATATTTTTGAACAATATTGTATGGATACTCTGTATTATCAATAAGATCAAATTTATTTTTGATGTAAACCTCAACCTGTCTGAATTTGAAAAGCCATGCGAAAAAAGTCCAAAATGAACAAATATAAATCATCGTAGCAAACATATAGGTTTGTCGCAATTGATGTTCAGGATAATGAAAAAAACGATGAATATTATACAGAGTAACCGTACTAATATAACCAACTGAACCGACCGTATTGATTTGTCGCTTAGAAGATTTACTAACATTAGATTTGAAAAACATATGAGTAATCATGAGAATAATAAAAATATGCATATGTAATAAATAAAAAGGTTCATGTATTCTATCCCCATAATAGAGACCTAATGTAGTGATAAATCCACCTTCTTGAAATCCTCGTAATAAAATACCAATGGGTGTAGATACCTGTATTTTGCTGTTGTTAAATGAAATACTCATAGGTTTAATAATACGTGTTTTACTAATATGTAAATACAGTTCAACGCAAGACCAAATTGTGGTAGAACCGCATAATATAAAAAAACAGTCATATGAGTTCCTGTTTATATAATCATCAACACAAAGTATAGAAGAAAAAAAGCAATAAATAATTTTGGTATTAGCATTTGTTGCAAAGTCACCTTTACGAATAATATAATATTGATTATCAAATAATAACATATCTTATGATATTATGATATTATATTAGTTAGTATTATGATATTATATTAGTTAGTATGCGTTATGTTTATGTATTGGAATAATTAAAATTTTCGGCGTTGTAAGACAATACCTTCAAGCTTATACCAATACTCATCTACCGTATCAACCGATTTAAATGAAGTACCATCATTGAAAATAATTTCTATAGTTCCATTGACGAATTGATTATTAGATGCAATTGTATATGCACCAGTCGTATTAATCTTATTAATTTTTTTCCCCTCAATCTGTGTATTGCCGTCAACTGCAAATGTGGTAGCATCTGCATCAGTATATATATTCATCGCTACTCCGGAAAAGAATCCAGCCCTCATAATATCAGTTATATCGCTGTTTAATTTAGAATAGTTATTGGTATTAAGTATTGTTGCCATTTGTATACTAAACGATTATATATTATTATAACAAAATAAATTTATCTATATTATATTTCCTAAACTGCTATATCTTAGATAAAATATATTTATATATTCAATTCACCGTAATATATGTAGCATACAGCCGCATAGTAAACACGATATAGCAATCGGTTATACTCATATAAAAAACCTGTTTATGACACAACCGTTAAATATTCATCGGTGTAAAGTATTGTAAATCATGACAATAGACGCATAATGATATAATTAAGGTGCGTATAATTTAGTAAAATACATTTATAAATAATTACATATAAAAACAAACGCACATATATGTTATTAAAATAGTTAGGGAAATGAACGAAGAAAATAATGTAATGACCATAAAAACCGTACAAATCCAACCGATTCGTAATATGATAACTGCAATAAAGGATATTTTAACGGATGCAACCATTACATTTACAAAGGATGGTATGAAAATAATTAATTTTGATAAAACCCATACAATATTGGTAAATGTTACCTTAAACTCTCATAAATTTGAACAATATAATTGTGACCCAGAAAAAATAATTGTTTGCACGAATACATTGCATTTATTTAAAGTGATTTCAACCATGTCAAATGATGATACATTATCTATGTATATAGATAAAGCAGATTATCACGATGGTGTGGTTTCTCATCTTGGTTTACAATACGACAATGGTAACATAAAACAGTGTTATTGTCAAAAATTACGATTAATTGACCCAGATATGGAAGAGTTGGTCGTACCTGATGTAGAATATTCAACAATTATTAATTTACCAACGACTGATTTTCAGAAGATAATTCGTGATTTAAATGGAATTTCAGACAGAATAGAAATTAAATCAGTGGGAAATGATTTAATATTTTCGTGTGAAGGCAATTTTGCGAGTTCTAAAATTTATCGGTCGGAGTCAGATGGTAATATGGAATTTATTCAAAAAAATGATGCATCAGTAGTCATCCAAGGCGAGTTTTCATTAAAGAGCTTGAGTCATTTTATAAAATGTACACCACTATGTACTCATTTGGAAATGTATTTGGGTAATGATTTACCTTTAATAGTGAAATATGATGTAGCATCATTAGGTTCAATCATGTTGTGTTTAGCGCCTTTACCACCCGCATAAAAGAATATATCATATCATATTATACTAAACTATATAATATAATAATGTCAACCTTTACCGATAATAATAATAAATTAAAAGTTATTGTAGACAGCATACAAGATAATAATTATCCTGATTTTCCGGTCGCAGTATCAGTCATGATAGATGAATATATTAAGAAAAACGGACATACAATTCACGATATATATGAATACAGAACAATGTTATCATGGGCAGCGGCAAGTGGAAAATTACATATAATTAATCATTTGATAGAAAATGATGCAATGACCGAAGGTACACCCGACACGTGGCCAGCATTATTGGAAACATCCAATGAATCTTTGAAAAAACTACAGGAGAGGTATAACAGAAATCTATATGATTATGAATTATTGATGAATGAATATGTAAATTTTATAAGGGACATAACAAAAGATTTACAGAATGACATACAAACCCTAATAATAGAGGATATACAAAGAACGATACAACTAAACGGGGGAGAAGTTCAACAAGCCACAATAGATGCAATACAAGAAATAGAAATAACACCAGAACAAGATGGCAAACACGCAGATATATTAGGTAGATTAGATCAGTTTGGGAGTTATATGCAAAACGAAAATAGAATTTTACACGAGACAATTGAAGTGAATGAGTTTATTAAAGAACAAGCGAGAACATCTGAAGCCAAAGCTTTTTCACTTGTAGCATCGGTATTACCGGACAATCAACTATCAAAAGATGCAGTTATGCATGTGACAAGTTTTATTCTTCATAATAAAGATACAATAAAAAAAATTGGGGTAAACTTTATAAACAATATTAGGAATCAACCACCCAGAAAAAAACGGAGAACTACCGGTGGTAAGAGAAAATCAAAGAGAAAATCAAAGAGAAAATCAAAGAGAAAGGTAACCCGTAAGTGTCGTAAATGATTAAATTTTGATAGTTTTAGTATTTTCTGTAGTAACTGTACCAATAGTACGTGTCATTGTGACATTTTTTATAGAAGTGTAAATAATTTCAACGTTTGTTTGAGATTTGTATTTAGAATGCTGTTTACATATTATAGCACCTTGTTTAATAATATACATCAGCTGTTTTTTGGTAAGGTTGGTGTCTTCCGGCATACATGCAATTACATGGCATGAAGAATGATTATGAATATGAAACCAAATATCATAAGGATGTGCGTTGTCAACTATAATAAAGTTATCTGCTGCATTATTACCAACTCTAAATGAAATATTAATACCAAGAGGTGCAATATATCTATCAATGGATTTCATTATAATGAATCGTATAATTAATAATATATTAATGATAATATTATTAATCAATTTTGTAGGTAAATGTTTTTAATATACTATATATTATATGGATAATACGATAAAATCATATATAATAGATTTAAGAAATAATACACTACTTTATCTGGCAGGTATATTTTTTTATTTGAATGAAACTAAATTCACATTACCATTAGAGAATATAATGGTAAAAGATTAGAATTCAGGTTCGTGTTTTTTAAATAAACACCCTTGTTTGGATAAATTAGGTATTGGTACAATACATCCAGGGTCTTGTAAATTAGTATTAGATAGCCAAATTTTAATAATACAAAAGTTTTTTTTGGGCGAAATAGTAATACCATTGACATGCGTACAATGCTCACTATTGTTACAAATGGATTCTCCGCATAAATAATAAAACAAATGTTTCCATACTTCAGGAACATTTTTATTTCCAACCTTATAAGAAAAACACCCCCCATTTCTATTCTTTGGGTCTTCCCACATTGGTGTAACTCCTGCTCTCATAACAAATAGCATACAATTACGAACCACATAATCATTTATTTTATGATTTAGTTCAATCACGTTTTCAACTGAGTTGATATTGTCCATTAATACTGTGTAACTTGCTAAGTCCCAGCTTTTATTAGTTGGTAAATGGTAATACATATTCCATTTATCATTTAAAAGATGTAATTGGGGTGGAATACTCACTGCATCCATAGTGATTACTCCCGTATATAATAATGAGAAAAATCTTTATACCCTTTTATATGAATAGTCCAGATTATTCGTCAGTATTAATCGTTTTTACAACATAGTCGCTTTTGTTAATAACTAAATATTGATTTGATTTCAATGTAACCATATTAATATCATTATCCATAATATTTATAATATAATCATCATTACAATTGATATCAATATTATTGTACTTGATATATCGGGTGACAAATCCTCGTGAAAATAATTCATTATTAACATACATATGATTTTTATCAACATCCATGTTGACGGTTTCGCCATTTACTTTTAGAGAAACAGATAAGAAACAAACGCTTGATGGTATGTTAAACGCGTTAATGGACTGAAAATTATTAATTACACCTCCTTTATGATGAACTCTTGATATATAAATATTATTATATTTGGCATACAGTAAATTCTCTTTGTATAAAGAGTTGAATGATTGATTTGTTAATAAATTACAGCAAGTATTAATGATATGCAGAAATGTATATGGATAAGAAATTGTGTTATTATCATAAACATAATTATAATTATCAACAGTAGTAACTGGTGAATCCTGTTGAAAATTATGTTGCATTAAATAATTAGTAGAAACCCAATAATTATGATATGGTTCTATATTTTCATTATAGTGCATTGCATATAACCATTTATAACTATATATACTGGTATCAATAGTACTTGTGATAATAGGATGGTATCTATATACATAATTGGTTAAATTTGTAATTTTATTTTTAATTTCACTATATTTGGTAAGTGCATTTAATCCAATAATGTTAATATAATTCTGTACATTATCTGTATACATAAAATTCATAAGTAAATCTTATCAATTATCTGTGTATTATTACGCAGGGTATGTTTATATTGCTTATTATAAAAAACTTCAAAATGTAGAAAATTGATAAAATAAGTATTTATATATTATATACAACAATTTACTTGCATATATGCAATATAGACAATGAAATACCTATTTAATATGCAAAACCTATGCATAGTTAAAATTCGTGCAAGTTTGGAACGCCAAACACAGTATGTAGCAACGCGTAGAGAAAACGGTATAATAGCGACATCAATGTTCCAACACCAAACACCGGGTTCAAAATGGTTATTTGATATGTATTTACGTGAAAAACAATAAGACGAAAATACAGAAAAATACAGAAAATACAGAAAATACAGAAAAATACAGAAAATACAGAAAATACAGAAAAATACAGAAAATACAGAAAATACAGAAAAATATACAGAAAAATTGTATATTTTTTTATGAAATAACAGTTACTTCAATGGTTTAAATATCAAGTGAAATAGTATTTTTATCTGATCTATTCTTTCTTCTGTTTGTGCGTTTTGGTATATTTGAGTTTTGCATATCATTTAATGAACTAATTGATATCATGGATGAGTCATCCGTATTATGTTGGGTAGATGATAAAGGAGTCTGTGGTCTCTGTTCTTGAATATTGATAGTTCTGGTTTTTAATCCAGACAAAATATGGTCTATATCGCCAGTCTGGGGTCCTTTCATTTCGGGTCGTTGCTTTGGTGTTTCCATATGCTTGGATGGTTCATTTACCCCTTGGTAATTATTATTTACATTGATACCTTGTTCGCGAAACATAGTTCCTCTACTTGCATCAATGTCCGGGCGGTTACTTTGTGCATCTGTGAAATTCATACCGGGTCGTTGTGGTGGCGGTTGCTCCTGTGTTCTTACCGGAGCTGGTGGAGGGGGTCCATTTGGACGATTATTATGGTCTTGCATTAAATCCTTGGCAAACTCAAAACTCGGTGATTGTTGGCTCATGCTACTAACCGTGGCATTTGTAAACATTTTCATTAGTTCGGGACTCTGTTTAATGACATCATTAAATCCGGGCGTTGCCGTAGACAATGCCTTGTTGGAAAAATTTAATACAGCGGCACTAAACCCAACACGCAGTAATAATGATAATTCTGGCGCCATTTTACCTCCCTTATATTTGTCATGCAATTCAGCAAAAATCTCCTCATAACTATCAATATCTTCACTAACTTGTTCTCCCCATCCATCTAAATTTAAATCAAACGGGTTAAATACGGCATTACCATATTCTAAAGAATTAATAAAAGTCATCATCCACCATCCTTGTAGTTTAATAGCGTCTTTTTTACGTTTATCATCCATTACTGACTCATATTCATCTTCAATTTCATCATATGGTGAATCAATATTAAGTTGTGTACCTTGTTTTAATTGTCCCTTTTCATACCATTCATCCATTTTTTTCAACATCATGCGTTTTTTTCGCCTTTTTTCACGGTCATTTAAATTTGATGAATAGGATGATGATGGACCAGATGATGGAACGTCATTCATTTTTGAAAAGCCGTCCCATGTATGTGTTTTACCTGCACTTTCACGGGTAGCATGACCCAAATTGGCATTATCATTCGGGAATTCATCCGGTTGAATTGTAGTAGTATCTGCAGTATCGGTAAATCCACCCATACCAAACAAATTTGCTGCCATACCACCAAGTGTTTTAGTACTACTATTTGTAGATGATGCGGACTGTTGTGCAGAATTTCCAGTTAAATCATTCATTTCCTTTTCTAATGTATCTAAATCCCCTAAATCAAGTTGAATATTATCACCAGATGTAGTTCTTTTTTTATCATTCATGAGTAATTCTATACCTGAACCAAAATTAACAGAAGGAGTGGTCATATTACTATCTTTACCGAATGAAATTGGCTCTAAGTTATCTAAACTAATGTCAATCGTTTCCATCATTATGATATTTATACAAGTTTTATATTTAAATCATCCGCATATAATATTATATTTTGGTTTTTAAAATACCATAAGCCTTGTAAAAATGCATCGGCTAAATCATCTTTTTTGGGTGTATTCATAGCAGAACTCCATTTATTAAAGTCGTCATTTTTACAAAGTATTTGATTTGTATATAAAATACCGTCATTCTTGTGACTTTTATAATTCGGGTTTTTCACAGTTTTATCAACACTCGTTATTGTATTTTGTATAGGTACAATTCCGCTAATATCTTTAAATTGTCGTAATTTATGAGACGATGAAACAAACTCAATGTGTATATTATCACTTTTCATGATAAAATATTGTGCTAACATACCCTGTATTGTTTTCATACGATTTGCAATAGGTGAGATTTGATTTTCAATAAGTACATGGGTAATTGTCTCAATATCAGGTAATTGATTAAATAGATGTTTTATAGATTTGCCAATACATATTAAATCAACATCATTCGCATTTATTTTTTTTGATGCAATGATGGGTTCATAACAGCGTTGTTGATAAAATCCCATTAATATTTCAACTAAGTTATCCTTTTTTAATGTTTTGATATCATGTTGAATCAGTAACATATGGGTATTACATATAGTAACGACGTCTTGCACTTTTTGTTTTTTTATATAACCAAGACTATGTTGTTTTGTTGGAATAATCCATTGCGTGTTTTTTTTTGCATGTCTTTCACAAAAATATTGTTCATCTTTTTTATATTTTGATTTCTTACCGCATAGTTTGGATGGCGTTTTCTTATTTTTTCCTGGTATACTACAATTACATGGATAATTAACTGAATTGTCCGGTTTTATCATACTTAATACATTCCAATCGTGTATTATGATGGGTTTATCAACATTATCTGTGGAAGATAATACACAGTATGCCATATTTTTGATTCCAATATCAAAACTAATCACTTTCATTTATGAAATATACAACGAATCTTTCTATATTTCATAATAACTAAATACTTATATTTCGGGTTTAGGTGCACTAAACGATTTAATAAGTTGATCTTGTGTAATTACTGGCGATATTTTACGTGCTTGTAAGTTTTCTCTTGATAAATAGCTGGTTTTTAAATCACTTGTTGTATGACCAAGCCCCCTCTGGTTATCTTCAACTGACGAGTAGAAAGCAGGAGACCCCATATTAGAAACAAAATTGGATTGAATATTTGGTGCAGTAGCATATCGTGAATTATATCCAACATCATTTGAGCTTTCTCTAAATGATTGTTCCATTACATTAGCAGCATTGTTGGTTAGAAATTTGCGATAGTTCCAATTTGATTTTATATTATTCTCTTGCACTAATTTGTGATTGGCAACTGCATCATGTTGCCATGTAGCAGTTATTGAGCGCCCATCACTCATCAATGGTGGAAAACTTGCATATTTATTATTTGTATGATAACCACGTTCAGACTTTGGAACAGTTTCTTTTATTATAGGATATGCAGAAAGTATTGATTCAGGTGCAAATGAACTATTTGATTTCATTATAATATACAAATAGAATTATATATTATATAATGGTTTTATTTATCTGGTGTGTGTCAAATTACTAAATATCATGTGTTTCGATTAAATTAATTAGGTCTTGTTTTTTCATTTTGCTTGGGTCGCTTATTAATCCCTTTTCAATTACATATGTTTTTAATACTGATAACGTCATTCGTTTATATACAGAACTTGAATGTTTGGTTTCAGTATTGGTACTTACAACCGATGTATCATCTAAATTAAGGTCGGTATCTTCTATTTTTTCAACGTGTATTTCTAAACTATCTGTATTTAATGGAATAACCTCTTCATCTTTTATTTCATCTTCATCATTATCATTATCATAATTGGTTTCAATTGTATCCATATCTTGTACATTACTTATATTGATAACTCGCATATCACTATTAACACTGCCATTTTCATCATCGCTGCCACTTTCATCATCACTGCCATTTTCATCATCGCTGCCATTTTCATCATCACTGCCGCTTTCATCATCGCTGCCATTTTCATCATCGCTTATAACAATATCTATTTTATTATATGTAGGAACAACTTGGTTCCTCTGCATATCAGGTTGACTATTATGCATAATTTCTTGCTGTGAATTGTTCATTTCAGCAACAATATTATTAATAATTTCAAACATTGTATCACATTTATGCTCAACCATTGTAATACGGCTTTTAAAATGATATACTAAGAATACAATTAATACAAAAGTAATTGCTAAACTCACAAATAAAAAAGTTTCAAACATTCCAATTAAAGTCATTACTATAAAACTCTAAATTATAAGTTAATAATGAACGAACGTCTAAATCATTTACACCTTTGAATATTTAAGTTCGCACAAAAACATCAAAATGTAAAATCAATAGTAGGAATTTCACCTACGATGGTCTAACTTTTTCCTCTTCCTTTTGGATATTTGAAGAGGTGAAAGACGAAATTTGAAAACACGCAGGGCGTTCTTGCTTCTCTATCCAGCATTTTGTTAAGTTCATTATGTTGATTGCTGAATTAGCGTCTCTTGTCTTGAATACGGTTTGTTTGACTTGTGGTCTCACGCATCCAGAACATACTAAAAGACGGAACTGCTTGTTTCCATTACTATGCTTGT